TCATTTCAAAGAGATAGAGATAGATGCTATTATCGAGAAACTAATCTACATATCCAACAAAGAAAACTGTTATGTTCCCGATGAACATATCAGAGCAATAGCACACGCTCACAGAGGCGATTTGAGAAATGCTATTAATTGTCTTCAAGCATACAATACAGTAACACACCAAGATAGAGACTCCTTTGTTCTAAGTCTTGATGTATCAGATTTTAATCCTAAGACTTTCCTTCGCATATGTGCAAAGGAAAGAAGTGTAGACATGGCGGTAGGTCTGACTAAGGATATGCCTATGAGGGTAGTTATCCGAAAGGTCTTCGATTATGCCGTCAATTCAGACGCATCAGCAGAAGCAAAGATGCGAGTTATAGAGTCCTCTATTATCAGCGAAAGAGACATACTGCAAGGTTGTGATGAGACAATAGTCCGTTGGGATTTCTGTCGTATGTTGGCATCGAGGGATTAATAAGGACATGGGTATAACGGAAATATGAAGCAGGTGAAAACTGATGATAAGTAGCGAGATGTATGAAAGAGTAGCAAAGAATGTGGGTTGTTCATTGAATGAATTACTCGCACGACACAAGAAGGCTAAGGACACACATGCCGTGTCACTCGTAGCGGCGGGTGTATCAGAAGCAGAGGTTGAAAACAAGACCTTGCGAATGGCAGCGGCTGAAATGAGAGCAGAGAAAGCAAGACTATCCCGTAGTGGATGCACTATGTTAGAAGGTATGTTCTTGAGTAGTCCAAGATACAAAGATTGGGGTAAAGTGTTTTACACAAAGTATCAGAATATGTTGAAGACATTAGACGAAGAAGGCAGAAAGAACCTTGTAGCACAAGGTCTTATCACTCTGTATCTACATGATGATTCGCAAGGCGGATATAGGATTGTTCACAATCCTACACTTACAAACAAGACTCCTTTTGCAGTTGAATTGGGAGAAATGTCCGGTGACAAGTTGCCTAAACAAGCGACAGATATTGGAGACGGCACAGGTTACTTCGTATGTATCGAGAACAAAACCTCGCCTACATATCCTTCGGGTTCTCCTAACTACGCATATGGAAAGGCAAGAGCGACTTCTGATTTAGAAAGAACCTGCCTTTTCTTAGGTAGAGAACAGGGTAGTGAGGATGCGCCGAAACTGATTCCTATGAAATTCAGAGGAGATTTAGCAAAGGTAAATTATCCTACCTTCTCTCCTCTACAAATACCTGCCAATCTATCTAAGAATGGCGTAGCGTATACAAAGGCTGGAGTTTCGCAATATACTCTTGATTCAAACCTTGCGAGTATTTTCCCTAAAGCCCCTCTTATGTCTGATGGTTCTGGTCTAATCCCAGACCACATTACTATGCTTGACGGTCTTGACTTTATCGAAGACCATGTAAATACTCTCTCTGATAAAGAGAAGTGGGATGCTCTTGTATGTATAGTGATGGAAGTCGCACACATTGACCCAAGAGAAAGTGGTGGTTATATTCTAACTCTATCTGATTTAGATTTGACCTCTCTATCAGCCCCTCTCGACTTGTATGTATCGCAAGAAGAGGATTCTAAAGTTTCATTCGGTGTTGGTTCAGTTGTAGCCGTAGTCGGTTCTCCTTATGTGAATCGAGACGGAGACGGAAAATTAGCAACGACAGGTTGGTTCTGTGTTGAAGAAGTCGGTGTCCTTACGGACACTGACTCTTCTTCCCAGACTGAAATAGACGATTGGGAGTGATACAATGAGTTGGGGAACAAAAGAGGAGAGTAAACAAGAGCAAGAAGGCGCAAAGTATGGTATAGAGCATTTCAGAGAATTGTTCTCAAGACCAAGAGTCTCTGATAATCCTATCAGAATGGCTCTTGTCGCAAAGGAAAACTGTGCTAAGACGGGTCTGGCGGTTGATATTGCCAGAGGGAGAACGGACAAAGAGATTATCATCATAGATGTTGATAATTCTGCGATTCAGACAGTTACATGTAACTATCCACATGACAAAAATATAAAGGTTGTTCCTTTGTTTGACGAAACCGATTCTTTTATCTTCAACGAAGATAATTCTACTAATTGGACTGCTCTGATTGACAAGATGGGTTACTTCATTAAGTTAATCGGAGAGGAAGCGAGGAAAGGAGAGATAGGTGCGGTCATCATTGATGGAGGCTCTACTTTCTTGAAGTGGTGCGAATTGGCTATGACTGATGTTCTGATGAATAGGTCTAAGAATCCTATCAATGTTGAAGATGGAGATAAATTCAATCAAGCAGAATGGCGCATTCGCAACCAATTATTCCGTGATGTAATGAATAGAGCGCATCAACTACCCGTTGACGCAGTATTCTTTACTTACCATCTAAAAGATGTTAAGCAGTTCGCAGACATAGGAAACGGGCAGAAAGGTCTAATGAAAGTAGGCGAACAACCGGATTGGGAAAAGGGAACAATGAGATTGTTCTCGCAACAGATTTTCTTAGCAAGATACACCAAGAAAGGTGATGTTGCGGCTGGCGTTAAGTCTGACCCACAGATGAATGAAAACGAGTGGGAAATTCGAGCAACCATAGAAGAAATGAAAGGGTGGAACCAAGAACATTTAGGCACTACGCATACTGTTTTGCGAGTATCTGATGGTAATGTTGAATGGTTCGGTCTGCCGTTCTTGAAATGGAGTGCTGACAATGAAGGTTAGGCAGGTATTCCCGTCTCGCAAAAGACAGTGGCATTACGCAGTTGACATAGGGGTGACGGGTAAATCGTATTTACTGTGTAGAGGTGTAGACACTTTTGGTATCTACACATCAGAACAACCTACTGATAAAAACGGTGATTTGAAAGAGCGAGAGCCGTGTAAGATGTGTGCAAGAATGGCAGAAAAGCATCCTTATATCACGGTGGTTTAATAAGGACATAGGAAGGTGTGTAGTATATGCTTAAGGTAAGTAAGGCAGAATTAGAGAAGTTGTTGAGTAGAACACAGAGAGTATGTAATATCAATGGAAAACCCATACCTCAAGTAAAGGGGTGTGTGATTAGTGGGTCTGATGATAATCTATTATCCACTACTAACATAGTTAGAGATGGAATATCAAGTGTTGCTACTTTTTCATGTTTAGCAAACGAAGTAGACGAACAAGAATATGTTATACCGGACATTGAGAAGATGTTGGGTGTCTTAAAACCTCATCGTGGAGTTATCACTTTAGAATCTAAAGAAGACAAGATAGTTATTAAATCGAGTGGCAGACAGACTACCTTATCGGCTGATTCAAGGGCTTTAGCATTCCCCCATACAAAGAAAACAGTTAGTGAATGGTATGCAGAATCAAAAGGTAGAATAGCCTCTATCAACCCACTTACAGGTTCCTACAAAATGCGAGACGGCAGTATTAGAGAGCCTTTTATTGAGTTGCAGATAATGGGTTCTGAATTTAAAAATGCTATTGATGCTGGTAATGTAAACGGGCAAAAAGTAAACAGGTGTTTGCTAAAGTGGGATTCTATGAAGCGTCTATATATTGAGTCTGGTAATATTTTATTGGGTAAAACCGAGACTTGTTTAGCAAGCACAGAAGATGATGTAGCACCTTTTGAGTTTGAGTTTGAAGGCGGTTTAGAGAAATGTCTTACTGACGGTCTGGTAAACCTTTACTTCTTAGATTTCACAGAAGAATCGCAAGGTTATTCTATAGTCTTAGTAGACATGGAAAACAATGTTATATTTCAAAGAGGAGTAGTATGAGCATAAATTTAGCAGATTGGGCAGAAGAACAACCTCTTCATAGGATTCAGAATATAGCAAGTAGGGGGATAAAACTCCCTGCTTCTGAAATAGAATGGACTATGAAGCATATGGGTTCTGTTATGTCTATCACTAAATTACACAGAAAAATAGTAGTTATGTATGCGGTTCTTAGAGATATGGAAGTAGGACAGATTCTTACGGCAGAATATATTGCTAATCTTGCTAACGAATATTGTAGACCTAATGCGATAATACATACTCGTATGGTGTCAAGAATCTTAATGCTTCTCGCAAAATGGGGCTACATACAGAGAATACCAATCAATTCAAATATCTATGAGTATAAGAGGATTAAATGATGCAACACGACATAATATGTTCCGATTTCCTCAAAGCAGATTTGGGAGATAGAAAATTTAGGTCGTGTATAACTTCTCCCCCATACTACGGGATGAGAACCTATGGTGATGACTCTGATGAGATAGGTAAAGGACAAACTCTCGATGAATATATAGGGAGTATGGTTGAAGTTTGTCGCAAAGTACGGGAACATCTAACTGACGATGGTACTTTATGGTTGAATGTGGGGGATTCATACAATGGTTCTGGCGGGGCTGGTTCTGATTACAAAGAAGGTGGTATCAAAGATTCTAAGAATAAATGGGGTGCGAGGAATGTTGGGGGTCTTGCTAAAAAGAATCTAATAGGTGTAGGTTGGAGGTTGGCTCTGGCTCTACAGGCTGACGGATGGATTCTGCGAAGTGAGATAATATGGAATAAAAGCAAATCATATCCTCAACCGGAGGCTTATATCAAAAGACCTATACCTAAACACGAACAGATATTCATGCTAACAAAATCCCCAGACTATCACTATAATGCGAATAATCTTTTCACCGTCTGGGATATGACCCCTGCTAACAACGGACACGAAGCACCCTTCCCACTTGAATTACCGATTAAATGTATTTTAGCAAGCACCGATGAGGATGATTGGGTCTTAGACCCCTTTGGTGGGTCTGGAACAACGGCAGTCGCTTGCGAATTATTAGGAAGAAACTCTACTATGGTAGAGTTATATGCCGAATCTTGCGAGCGAATAAGAGCGAAACTTAAAGATATTCCAAACACAAATGCGCTGGAATGGGTATGATTAAAGGTCACAAAGAACATCGTAAAATCTATGGTAATAGATGATAAATTAACACGATTTAGAGATAAAAAATGGCTTGAAGAACAGTATGTTAAAAGCACTATTTCGTTAATAGCAAAGAGGTATTCAGTTTCCCCTATGTTTGTTATGGATTGCCTTGAGTCTCATGGTATAGGCATCAGAGGATTTATATTGACTCGGTAAGTACCTCTCTATATGATAGTAGAGAGAGGTAGAGGAAACTCCGTAAATGTATTTTACAGAGATGGAGAAGGCAATAGAAAAAAAGCCGTTCTCGGTAAGAATATGTTGCCTTACCTATACACTAAAGAAGGCGATAAGGATATAGGTATAGCGTGTAAGAAAGAAGGTGGTTACACAGGTCTCTATGGAGAAAAATTAATCAAACAGACCTTTTACGGTACGGAGGATATGAGACAGATAGCAGATAGTATGCAGACATGGGAAAATAATATCAAATGGGAAAACAAGGTTCTTGCTGATAGCAATCAATTCTTTGATAATTATGAGCATAGAGTCTGGTACATTGATATGGAATGGAAAATAGAATCTGGGGAGATTACAATAGTAGTGGTAAGAGATTCGCAGAAAGGTGAGTTTGTATGGTTCACACATGCAGATTATGAGGCAGGGTATTACGATAGTATACCCTGCAAAGACCATCCATACGGAAACACCTCTTGCGACAAAGGGGATAGGAAATTCAAATGTTGCTCAAATGAAAGAGAGATGTTGTTAGATGTTGCTAATCTTATGAAGGCTCATGACCCAGACATAATCACAGGTTGGAATGTAACTAACGCTGACTGTAAACAACTTCTGACTCGTATGAGACATAATAATATCAAAGCCGGTATACTATCCCCTATGAACAGAGTTAGGTGGCGTTTTGGTGATTGGGAACAACCTATTGTAGGCAGAAATGTCATAGATTTAATGGTAGGTTTCAAGAAGTTATGGACTTTGAAGAACGGACAACTACCGGCTATGTCTCTTGACGCAGTTTCTAATCACTGTCTTGGCGAAGAAAAAGTACCTCTAAAAGACGGACACGATACTTATTATACTGATTTTGGTACTTATCTTGATTATGCGAGACAAGATGTGGCGTTACTGCCAAAGTTAAATGATTTGGTAGATGTTCTCGGCTACTTTACTGCCCTCCAGCATATCGTTCAGTGCGATATTCGTTCAACCCCATTCATCACTAAGATGTTTGCTATTCTCTGTATGAGAGATGAAGAGTTTGATTTGAAGATACCAAGCAAAGCGCAATTTGACAAAGTAGAATACGAAGGTGCGGATATTATGACTCCTGTTGCTGGCGTGTATAACAACATAGGCATCTTTGATGTTAAGGCTATGTATCATAGTAATGTCAAAAAATACAATATCTGCTGGACTACCCTAAGCGATAAAGGTAGTGATTGTGGCAACGGTACTCGTTTTGATATGTCTAAAAGCGGTCTTCTTGGTAGACAGATGGACTACATGACTAACTTGCGAAATGAATACAAAGCGAGAAAGGCGCAAGCCAAGACAGAAGAAGAGGCTAAGAGATATGACGCTCTGCAATACGCAACTAAGTCTTTGGTTGCCTCTATGTATGGTGTAGCCGGTGACGCTAAGTTTGGTATGTACCACCCTAAAATCGCAGACGCAATTACATACACTTCGAGAAAGACTTTGGGTGAATTAAGAGACCACGCAGAGGATTTAGGTTTCAAGGTCAGATACGGACATACCGACTCTATTATGTGCGAAGTACCTACGCCAGAAAAGGGTATAGAGGCTCTTAAGGTTATCAACGAAAGAATGTCTCCTATAGTAACAGAGTTTGAAAAATGGTCTGAATCATTCCTTGTTATGGCTAAAAACCGCTACGCAGGTCTTGTTTCTTGGACTGATGGGGAATATCATAAAGCAGAGAGGTATGTCAAAGGTATTGAGATGAAGCAAAGTAGGCTTCCAAAGGCTATGAAAAACGCTATGGGGATAGTCATTGATAATATCTTGAAAGGCGTGAGTGAGAGGGAAACTACCGACTCTCTTGCTAATTTAATCGAAGATGTTGTTGCCGAGAAAATCCCCGTTGCAGATTTAACTATCAAAGCAAAACTTAGCAACGATTTACATAAATATGCCGTATTATCTGAAGCCAGAGCAGGTGCTAAATGGGCTAATGATAATTTGGGTAAAGGTTATCGCAAAGATGACTACTTCCTCTGCACTTTAGACGAGTATGGCGAATACATAGCCTTTGATGACCCATCTGAAATACAAGGTATTGCTAAAGTTGGATTCAAAGAATTAGCAAGAAAATTTGTATTGGAAAAAGTAATTCCCTATTACGAAGTTATGAATTGGGATTATATGCCTCTACAAAATTCCCTAAATGGTCTATCTGATGTAGTTTGGTTGTGAGATAGGTTTATTAGGTCATAGGAGTGTGGGGATAATATGGGCAGGGAAAGTAAGAAACCTACGATAAAACAGATTGACGAAAAGATGAGTATTATGGCTGGGAGGATTGACGGCTTCCTACATATGATTATGCAAGAATTGGAGAAGCATAACACTCTGATACTAAGAACACTACAACATCTTGATTTGATTTCAGAAGATAAATGTCCTTCATGCTCTGGGTCAATCAGAGTACCACAATTTGAAGGTATTGAAAGACCAGACATATGTCCTTACTGCGAAGCCTCTCTTGATGAGACAGAGCAGACTACTCTACCTTTAGAAGAGGAATGATTATGAAAGACCCAGCAGAAATGTCTGTTGAGGAGTTAGATGCTAATAGCAGTTATGACCCTAACGACACCGACAAACTCCTAAGAATGTCGAAGTCTTCTTTCATAGGTTATGATGGTTGTCCTCGTAAATATTGGTGGTCGAGAGTCCAACTCAAGGACAGGAGATTGCCGGAGACAGAGGCTATGGCTCGTGGTAAGTATGTTCATACTAACTTAGAGACTCTATATGATAATTGGGAAGGACAGTCTGTTCTTGGCCCACTAATCCCCGAAGACAGAGAAGACCCTGCTAATGAGGTAATCGCATTCTTAGAAGAATGTCGGATAGAAAGATGGGGTCTTGAAAAATTCAAACCCGTAGAATATGAGGTTAAGAGAGTAGTATGGGATGCTGAAAATGAAGTAGTGCTTGTAGGTCTAATTGATGGTATTCTTGAACACCCAGACGGCGGTCTATGTATATATGAATTGAAGACAGGTAATATGGCTAAAACTAAGTTTGACAAGACTCGCAAAGAGATGTGTTACTACACTCATATGCTAAAACTTATGGGGGAGACCAGACCTATAACCCACTTTGCCTATTTATCCCCAGACGCATTCAATCCAAAGTTTGTAGCAGAATTATGCAATTGGAAAAACGATTGGGATGAGTGGGATGAAGACAGGGTTCTCTGTTGCGAAAAGGGTTGGCTCGATTCTAATTCCAAGAGAGAAGTAGCAATAGCAGAAGGGGCTAAAGGTTTCTTAGTAGTAGAGAAGGTTCACGGCGCAAGCCTCTCTTCTTTTAGCAAATCACTTAAAAAATGCGTAGGCGGTATCAAGGAACATCAGTGGGATATGAAATGGAATGATTATTTTTGTCCTCTGTGGTGTGATTTCTCAATGTCTTGCGAAAGTGAAAAGAATGGGCTTGAAAATTTATGGGAGGATTTGTAATGATATGTGATATGTGTGATGCTTTTATAGCAACAGATGGAGATTGGGCTACACCCGTAATGATGATTACCGGAGATATAGATACTGCTTCTGAAAGGTATCATATCTGCAAGATGTGTGGTCATAGGCAGATTATTAAAGACTAAAGTAGGGGGGAATATTATGAGAGTTAAACTATCATTTCCCAGACAGATAGGTTTGAAGAGACAGAAATGCCCCGACTACGAGACCTTTACTTCCTATCTATCTAAACTAAATGGTATGAGTAATATCTACACGAGTCTGTATTCTTTCGATGATTTAGGTGATTATGATAGCGTAGTTATTGATAGAGCGTGGTGGGATTTTGATACTAACGAAGACTATGACATGGAGACAGTAAAAAACGATGTTGCTACTCTTCTTTCAAGACTCGAAGGCGAAGTTAGATTAGTAGCAACGGGTAGAGGCTTTCATATTCATCAGTTTTTCAAAAGACCTGTTAGAGGTAGACAGTGGGCTTTGCATCTTGATAGATATGAGCGTAAGATGGCAGAAGGTCTTTCTTCGCTTGATGGGGTAGGTTATCCCGAAAAACTTACTCGTGTCTCTAATACTTACAATGTTACAAGGGGTCGCTGGTGTGTTGTAGTTGACCATA